ATCCACTCTAGACAAGGGGAACCCTGTACCAAACCATCAAGGTCAGGTGCAAAGCCCCTCTTGAGGAAAGTGCATTGGGACAGATCCGTATAGGGAACCAACTCCGAGTCTTTATGACCAGCGGTGTAGGTAAGCCCATACAAATCGCTCATAACTGCCGCGACGGTGACCTGATTAAAGCGATCACATACTTCGTCACTCACGCTGGAAATGTTATCATCTCCAAACGTGTTGACGCGTACGTGCTCGTTGAAATCAAAATCACCAACTGTGTGCACATAGCACCCAGCTAGAGTTATCAGAGAATACATGGAGTTCACGATCGTGGTCAGTGGATGGCCGCTAGGAAGCGACTTATTCCACTGGACCACGTACCGCAAACTACTGCTCGTACCGCAGATGTGTCTCGAATGAACGAGATCCAACCACAGCACAGAGCGAACCACGTCGTCCTCTGACTTCCAAGTGTCATTTGCTAGCTTATACCAACGATTGATATAGGCCAGAATAACACTATGAATCCATGGCTGCTCGCTTGCGTCAAAACGCTTGTAGTCTCCGTCGAAAACCTTATCAAATGATGACAGGTGATCGACGAGCTTAGACCACTCAGTGTAATGATTCAAGCCAGGAGCCATTCCGTTGACCACATGGGTGTCGAAACAAGCTGCTTGAAAGGCACCGAAATACATCCGGCACGCAATCAAATAGTCAAGTTCGACACCAGCGATCACTCGGGTGGCGACTGCCTGTACCTTTGCGAGGGGACGGAGCTCATCCTTGAGGAAATCAATGCATAAATGCAAAGTTCTACGGCCTTGTTTGGCCTCCTCAAGAATGTGCTCAACGTCCTCACGCACGACACGCAGTCCATCAGAATCCCATGAAATGGGACCCTCATGTCCAAGCGCCCAGGTCTTACCTGGGTGCTTGGGTGAAACGTAGTCTCGATACTTGTATCCCGCGCTTGTGCTGCGGTTTACAGGCTTGAGTTTCCACGTCTCTGGGGGTGTCAAGGCCTCTTCAAAGGTCAAGATATCCCTGGGGTGACGCGCGGTAACATCCATATGTCGCTGCATGGCCATATCGGCCACAGCAGTGAGTTCGGTGGGGTGTCGAGCAATCAGATCAGTCTGAAATGCTCGTAAACCCTCAACCATAGGATATTTCCGCTCATCATCCACAACCACTGGTTTCAAAACCGCAGGCGCAGTAGGACAGGGGCCGCATATAGCGTCCGTCTGCATCTCGCTAGCCTTCAGCTTAGTATCAGTGGCAATGTTGTATGGTGACTTTAGCTCGCCAATTAAGTCGAAGCTACCGGCCACCAAACCAACATTTTGCAAATGTGTTTGGAGTTCCAGCTTTTCATCAGCAGGAACATCAACAAACACCTTTGCACTCTCCACACTATTGTCCTCGTATGAGGCCAACGTAGCGAAGAGTTCTCTCACAACCTCCTGCGGTACTGTGGTGGCATAGCCCTCACGGTGCATAAACTCAGCTCTTCCAGCCGAGTGAATGCCCATGATGACTCTACCACCATAATACCTGGCTTCTTCAACCATCAGCGGCGTTCCGCAATCACCCCTAAGGGTGGTCGCAGAATACTTGACGAGTCCTCTAAGGACATCGCCTTCAGCAGTCTTGCTACTACCATGGTACTCACACCACGGTGATAGCTGAGTTGCAACCTTAAC